AACATGGGTACAATTACCAAGGATGCTCGTATAGGTATACTTTCTAAAACAGGATCTGATGCAAAAAAAATGTTTACAGATAAAATTGTTCCTATATCTAATAATTATCCATTCTTTTTTAAACCTATACAAGATGGTATGGATAAGCCAAAAACTGAATTAGCTTATAGAGTTCCTGCTGCAAAAATTACTAAAAAAAATATGTATTTAAATGAAGAGCAGGAGCTTGAGGGGTTAGATACTACTATTGATTGGAAAAACACAGGAGACAACAGTTATGATGGTGAGAAGCTTCGATTATTATTACATGATGAAAGTGGTAAGTGGGAGCGTCCTGATAATATTTTAAATAACTGGAGGGTTACAAAAACTTGTTTGCGTTTAGGTAGTAAAATAGTTGGCAAATGTATGATGGGATCTACATCTAATGCATTAGAAAAAGGTGGTGGTAATTTTAAAAAATTATATAACGATTCTAATGTGGGATCACGAAACTCTAATGGTCAAACTAAAAGTGGTTTATATTCACTTTTCATCCCAATGGAATGGAATATGGAAGGTTTTATAGATAGATATGGAATGCCTGTATTTAATAATCCATCAAGTCCAGTATTAGGAATTGATGGTGAGATGATACATCAAGGCGCTATAGATTATTGGCAGAACGAAGTTGATTCATTGTCAAATGATCCAGATGCTTTAAATGAATTTTACAGACAGTTTCCAAGAACAGAGTCACATGCGTTTAGAGATGAAAGTAAACAGTCACTTTTTAATTTAACTAAAATATACCAACAAATTGATTATAACGATTCTTTAATAATGGGCCAAAATATAACTCAAGGATCATTTTCTTGGGAAAACGGAATCAAAGATACCAGGGTTATTTGGAGTCCAGATAAAAGAGGAAGATTTTTTGTATCTTGGTTACCTGAAATGTCGTTGCAAAATAATGTGACATTAAAAAACGGTAGAAAATATCCAGGGAATGAACATATTGGTTCATTTGGGTGTGACTCTTATGACATTTCAGGAGTTGTAGTTGGTAAAGGTTCTAACGGTGCTTTACATGGTATGACTAAATTTAATATGGATAACGCTCCGAGTAATGAGTTTTTTTTAGAATATATCGCACGTCCTCAGACTGCTGAAATATTTTTTGAAGAGGTGCTAATGGCTTGTGTGTTTTATGGTATGCCAATATTGTGTGAAAACAATAAACCTCGTTTGTTATATCATTTAAAAAATAGAGGTTATAGAGGGTTTAGTATGAACAGGCCTGATAAACGATTTAATAAATTATCAAAGACAGAAAAAGAATTAGGTGGTATACCTAACTCAAGTGAAGATGTAAAACAATCTCACGCTTCTGCTATAGAATCTTACATAGAAAAACATGTAGGTTTAGATTTAATTCAAAGTTATAGAGATAGTGACGAGATGGGTGTAATGTATTTTCAAAGAACATTAGAAGATTGGGCAAAGTTTGATATTAACAACAGAACTAAGTTTGATGCCTCCATAAGTTCAGGATTAGCTATAATGGCTAATCAAAAACACTTGTACACACCATCTAAAGAAAAATCGAAAATAAGCATTAACTTTGCAAGATATAATAATAAAAACTCAGTTAGTCAATTACTTAATAAATGAAAGACGTAAAGATACAAGTAAATGCCTCTGCATTTCCAGACCAATTTGTTTCTGACTCTGTAAAAGATACGATGGAGTTTGGACTACAAGTTGGACAAGCAATACAATACGAATGGTTTAGGAGAGACAGTGGATCTTGTAGGTTTTATTCACAATGGGGTGATTTTAACAGACTAAGACTTTATGCTCGAGGTGAACAATCAGTTGCTAAATATAAAAACGAATTAGCCATAGATGGTGATTTAAGTTATTTAAATTTAGACTGGACACCAGTTCCTATTATTCCTAAATTTGTTGACATTGTTGTTAATGGAATGAATGATAGACTTTTTAAAATAAAAGCTGTTGCTCAGGATGCTTTGTCAGCAGAAAAAAGAAATGAATATCAAGAAATGATTGAGGGCGAAATGCTCGCTAAACCATTACTACAACAAATAGAATCAGATTTTGGTGTAAATGTGTTTCAAACAAAAGAAGAAGATTTACCAGAAACAGACGCAGAGTTAGAACTTTTCATGCAAATGAATTATAAGCCTGCTATTGAAATTGCAACAGAAGAAGCTATTGATACTTTATTTCAAGAAAGTCATTATAGTGACACGAGAAAAAGAGTTGACATGGACATTACTACGTTAGGTATTGGAATGGCAAAGCATATATTTCTTCCAGGAGAAGGAGTAAGAGTTGAGTATGTTGATCCTGCAAATGTAGTTTACAGCTATACTGAAGATCCTTATTTTAAAGATACATTTTATTGGGGTGAAATAAAAACAGTTCCAATAACTGAATTAATAAAAATAGATCCTTCATTAACTAATGAAGACTTACAAGAAATATCTAAATACAGTCAATCATGGTACGACTATTATAATTCACAGCAGTTTTATGAAAACAGTATGTTTCATAGAGACACAGCTACATTGTTGTATTTTAATTATAAAACTACTCACACTTTTGTTTATAAAAAGAAAAAAACTTCTAATGGAACTTATAAAGTTGTAGAAAAAGATGATCAATTTAATCCCCCTCAAGAAATGATGGATGAGGGTGATTTTGAAAAAGTAACTAAAACTATTGATGTTTGGTATGACGGTGTAATGGTTATGGGAACTAATATAATGCTTCAATGGAAGTTGGGCGAAAACATGGTTAGACCAAAATCAGCAAGTCAATATGCTATGCCAAACTATGTGGCGTGTGCGCCTAAAATGTATAAAGGACAATTGGAGTCTTTAGTGAAACGAATGATTCCATTTGCCGACTTAATTCAAGTAAGTCATTTAAAAATTCAGCAAGTTGTTTCAAGAGTTGTTCCAGATGGTGTTTTTATTGATGCTGATGGTTTAAATGAAGTTGATTTAGGGACAGGAAACGCATACAATCCAGAAGATGCTTTAAGGCTTTACTTCCAAACAGGTAGTGTTGTTGGTAGAAGTTATACTCAAGATGGAGAATATAATAATGCGAAAGTTCCAATCACTCAATTAACAGCTAATAGTGGGGCGAGTAAGATGCAAATGCTTATCGGTAATTACAATCATTACTTAGATATGATTAGGTCTGTAACAGGTTTAAATGAAGCTCGTGACGGATCAAGTCCAGATCCTAACTCTTTAGTTGGTGTTCAAAAATTAGCTGCATTAAATTCAAATGTAGCGACAAGACATATTTTAAATGCAAGTTTATATATAACAAAAACTTTAGCTGAATGTTTATCTATAAGAACAGCAGATGTTTTAGAGTATGCGGATTTTAAAGATGAGTTTGCTATGCAGATTGGTAAATATAATTTATCAATATTAGATGATATTAAAAACTTGTATTTACATGACTTTGGAATATTTATAGATCTTATGCCTGATGAAGAACAAAAAGCTATGTTGGAGCAAAATATACAAATGGCTCTGTCTAAAGAAAATATAAGTTTAGAAGATGCAATAGATATTAGAGAGATTTCTAATATAAAAATGGCTAATCAATTGCTTAAGGTAAAAAGAAAGGCTAAACAAGATAGGGAACAGCAGCAGCAAATGCAACAACAGCAAATGCAAGCGCAAATGCAAATGCAAGCGCAACAAGCTCAAGCTCAGTTGGCAATGCAGACACAGCAGGCTGAAACACAATCTAAGATGGCTTTGAAAGAAGCAGAGGTTAGTTTTGATATACAAAAATTGCAAAGAGAAGCAGAATTAAAACAACAATTAATGCAAGTTGAATTCCAAATGCAAATGCAATTAAAAGGTTTGGAAGCTTCCAATTTACAAGCGAGAGAATCTGAAAGGGAAAAAGCAAAAGATAACAGAATAAGTCAACAGTCTACTCAAACATCTAAAATGATTGAACAGAAAAAAAGAGATTTACCAGCTATAAACTTTGAGTCTAATGAAGACAGTTTAGATGGTTTTGATTTAGCTGAATTTAATCCAAGATAAAACCGCCTAAAATATAATTAAAATAAGTATTAACTTTGTTAAAAATAAAATCAAATGGAATTTAAAGTAAAAGCAGTAGACGGAAATGTCGAAGAAAAATCAAAAGCACAAGTTGAAGAAGCTTTATTAAAAGAACACGCTGAACAATTTGAAGAACAAAATACAGAAAAACCTATCGATAAGATAGATTTGTCTGAAACACAAAATTCACCTGTCGAAGAAAAATCGACTGATGAAACTAAGATTGAAGAACAATCATTGCCTGAGTTAAAAGATGATGATATTCTTTCATATATTAAAACAAGATATAATAAAGACATATCTTCTGTAGACGAACTATTTTCTGAAAAAGAACTAAATGAGGAGCTACCTGAAGATGTTTCTAAATATTTAAAGTATAAACAGGAAACTGGTCGTGGTATTGATGACTTTTATAAATTACAAAAAGACATTGATAGTATGGAGGATGATACCATACTTGCTAATTATTATGAATCGACTGAAGACGGTTTAGACTCAGAAGATATTCAAGATATTATTGCAGACAAATTTTCTTATGATGAAGATTTAGATGATGAAAAAGATATTAGAAAAATAAAATTAGCTAAAAAAAGAGAACTTTCTAAAGCAAAGAAATTTCTTAATGAACAGAAAGACAAATATAAAGTTCCTCTTGAGTCAAGTGGGGGCGGATTGTCCGAAGATCAGCAAGATGATTTAGATGCATATAAAAAGTATATAGAGGAATCTAAAAGTATTGAAGAAGTAAATAGGAAGAGATACAATTATTTCTTAGATAAAACCGAGTCGGTTTTTAACAACGAGTTCAAAGGTTTTGAATTTTCAGTTGGTGATAAAAATATTTCTTTTAAACCAGGTGACGCACAAGAGCTAAAAAATGTCCAATCTGACGTTAACAATTTCGTTAACAAATTTATGGATAAAGATGGTTTAATTAACGATCCTGTAGGATATCATAAAGCCTTTTCGGTTGCTATGAATCCTGATAAATTTGCTAAACACTTTTATGACCAGGGTGTTGCCGCAGCTGTAGATAATGTTTCAAGAAAATCTAAAAACATAAATATGGATGTAAGACAACAATCTCAATCGGTTTCTAAAAACGGAATCACGATTAGACCTATGAATGTAAGTAATGATAGTGGAAGAGGACTCAAAATTAAAAGTAGAAAAAATAATTAATAAAAAAACAAAATTATGGCAGTAAATGTAACTCCAGGATTTGACTTGCAGCCAAGTGCGCAGCAAACTCCTTTATCAACAAACTACATAACCAACTTTGATTTCTTGAATCAGTATCTTCCTGATACTTATGAAAAGGAATTTGAGCGTTATGGAAATAGAACAGTAGCTTCATTCTTAAGAATGGTAGGTGCTGAAATGCCTTCTAATTCTGACCTTATCAAATGGGCAGAACAAGGAAGATTACACACTAAATATCAAGCTTGTACATCTGCAGCAGCAGCAGGTGCTGATGATGGTGTTTGGACTATTCCAAATAACATCACTAACTTTAACCCAGCTTTAGGTGGAACATCAAGTCAAGCAGCTTTAAGAGCTGGACAGACTGTAATGATCTCAGATAACACGCCAGGTTCAACTTTACAGAACAAAGGTATTATTACTGTAGCTCCAACAGCTGCTAATCCAAACGTTGTAACAATTGCTTATTATGAAGCGGCTGGACAATCTATGGCAGCAGCAACATCATGTGATATATTTGTATATGGTTCTGAATTTGCAAAAGGAGTAAGCGGAATGCAAGGTTCTTTAGAATCTGATGATTTTATCTTCCAAAACAAACCAATCATTATCAAAGACAAATATTCTGTTTCTGGTTCTGACATGGCTCAAATTGGATGGGTAGAAGTTACATCTGAAAATGGTGCATCTGGATACTTATGGTATTTAAAATCTGAACACGACACAAGATTACGTTTTGAAGATTACTTAGAAACAGCAATGATTGAAGCAGTACCAGCAGCAGCAGGTTCTGGTGCAGGAGACTACTTACAAGGTACAGCAGCAGGTGCTTCTGTAGCAGGAGAGTCTGGATCTGAAGGAATTTTCTATGTAGTTGGACAGAGAGGTAATGTATTTGGTGGAGGAAATCCAACAACTTTAGCTCAGTTTGACAACATTATTCAAAGACTTGACAAGCAAGGATCTATTGAAGAGAATGTTATTTTTGTAGATCGTCAGTTTTCATTTGACATTGATGACATGTTAGCAGTACAAAACTCTTACGGAGCAGGTGGTACTTCTTACGGTTTATTTGACAATGACAAAGACATGGCTTTAAACTTAGGTTTCACAGGATTCCGTAGAGGATATGACTTTTACAAGTCTGACTGGAAATACTTAAATGATCCTACAATGAGAGGTGGTCTTAATGCAGGTAAAGTCAATGGACTTTTAGTTCCAGCTGGATCTACAACTGTATACGATCAAATTTTAGGCAAGAACGCAAAGCGTCCTTTCTTACACGTTCGTTACAGAGCTTCAGAGACTGAAGACAGACGTTACAAATCTTGGATTACTGGTTCAGCTGGTGGAGCAAGAACAAGTGACTTAGATGCAATGGAAGTAAACTTCTTGAGTGAAAGAGCTGTATGTACTTTAGGTGCAAACAACTTCTTCCTATTTCAAGATTCATAGTAAATAGTAGTAATATTTACCCTCGTTATAATGACGAGGGTAATTATTTTTTTTAAAAATCAAATTAAATTATATTATAATGAAATCAAAAAAAGAACAGTACAAAGCGAAAGCTTATCGATTAAAAGGAGATAAATCTCCTCTATCTTACATGTTGTCTTCAAGACACTCACAAAGATCACCCTTATTACATTTTGACGAAGAACAAGGAAATAACAGACCTTTACGTTATGCTCGTAATCAAAAGTCACCTTTTGAAGATGAACAGGATGGTAATGCTATCTTAGAACCTATTGTGTTTGAAGATGGAATGCTTTCAGTTTCAAAAGAAAATCAAGTTTTACAAAAATTTTTAGAACTACATCCAAGTAATGGATATGTATTTGAGGAAATAAACCATGAACGTGATGCTGCTGTTGAATTAGAGTGGGTTGAGTTTGAGTTGGAAGCTCAAATAGAAGCTAAAAAAATAACTAAAGATATTTCTAAACTTACACAAACATGCAGATCGTGACTGGGAAAC